GTGATGCTTCAAACATCAGTTCCTTCGGGAGAATGAGGCTCTTAGGACGAACGGCAATCTTTAGACCACGGTCGTTGGTGAAACCAGCAATATCAATAACTGCTTGCTCTAGGGCTGCTTCTGATAGGTCAGAGGCAGTGGCAAGAACGTTACTGAAGGTGCCACCAGCGAATAGTGGGTGTGAAGCGTTTAGAAGGCTAACACCATCACCACCAGTGTATGAGGAGTTGAAGGCACGGTTGTAGACGTTTGCAGCTACAATTTCCTTCGTCTGCCGCATCGAGAATGCAAGACCTTGGGCCTTCTTCTGACCTACGATGTCGTATTGGTCATCTTCATAAGTTTCACGTGTGATGGTGAAACCTAGTGCATACACGATGTGCTGGTAGCGGGTGATGAAGGTTTGACGCTCGGTATCATAAGTGATAGGAGCACCCTCAGCCTTCTGCACAGCAAGACCGAACGAAGAAATACCAACATCCTCTTCAAACGCTTTGCGTGAAGTGTGTTGTTCAAATAGCTTGGTGTGTTCTACAGGATACTCATCGTATGCCTTACCATACCAAGCATTAACGCCAGGCCATAGGGCCTTTGCGAAATTGGAAGTGTTAATAACTGACATATGCTATTCCTCTCTTAATTATACGCCAGCAGTACCGTTACCAAGATTGGCAGTGTTCAGAAGAACATTAACCTTCATGGAAGTACCGTCAGCAATGTCAACGTCAGGTCGCTGTACCCAACCAAGAATCTTGAGAGGTAGCGTAGCAGTTGTAGCCTTCGTGGTGGCATCTAGTTCCATGCCGGATTGACCGGTTGTGCTAGAGCCAGCAGTGAAAGTAACACCGGCATTTAGGCCAACATCGGCAACAACAGTTGTGCCGGTGGCTTGAACTTCATATACAACGTCTGGACCCACAGCCACAAAAACATAACGAGCGGTGGAAGCCGCACGATATTGTGAAGGCTGGTTGAGGTTGGTAGGATCAACTACGAAACCAACAACTACGCCAATGGGTAGATCGGTGTTAGCAGCATAGCGAGCAACGGTTGCAACACCGTTAGCATCGGCAGAGCCAGCTAGTTTAACAATATCACCTACGAACACTGCTGTTGCGTCTGAGGCAGGGATGTGAAAGGTCTCGATTTGACCTTGATAACCACCACCATCAATACGGCGAACAGGACGTAGGCCGACTGGGCGAGATACGTTTGCCATTAATTTTCCTTAATAAATCGCCCAACCAATTTGATTAACCGCGGGTAATTTCGAGTTTACTACCCTTGAGGCCACCATATTCACGTTGAGCATCTTCCTTCATAGTTTGCTCAAGACGGTCAATTTCATCATGTTTGGCTTTTTGGTCTTCATCGAACCATTCTCGCGGAATCCGCATTAGAACAGCCTTAGTACCACCACCAACAGAAACTGAAGTCACTGAGCCTTCTGGAGAGGCTTGTTCTACTCGGCTATCACCAACCTTGGCTTCACCGGCAGGAACAGGTTCCCATCCATTTAGTTTAAAAGCTTCGACACGTTCATTAGCATCGTTCACGAAGCGATAGACGTAATTTGGGTCCTTCTTGTCAACAGTAAGGACATTACGTTGTCCAATAGGTGTCCGCTTCGGACGAGCCACAGGGCTCTTTGCGATGGCTTCTTTAGTCATTATGTACGTTCCTTTTGCTTCTTGAGATCAGCAATGTACTTCTCTTTGGTGATGTGGCCCCCTCGGACCAATGTATTCATAATTTGTCGTTCCATGTCATTCAGTTCAAAAGACTCGTTTTTAACTGATGTTCCCTTAGCAGAACTGCCCTCCACTGCGGGGGCATTTGCCTTATTGGGATTCTGGAACTTAGTGGGAAATTCCTTGCGAACGGCTTTCTCTACTTCCTTTAGGACTTCCAGTGGGGAGAGTCCCTGAGCGAGAAAACGGTTGCCTACTTCATCTGCAAAGGTGCGCATGTGCCTTTGCGAAGTGTACCAAGGATTGCGTTCAGTCCACGCTTTAAAACGAGGGTCAACTTCCTGTTGTTCTGATACTTGAATGCTTTCACGCTCTGTGCGTAGCTGCTCAGCTTCAGTTTCAACACGTTCAATTTGACGTTCGATAATGTCAGCACGGTCAAAATCGCCTTCACGATTGGCCTGCTTCATTTCCCGTTTTAGATCAGCAAGGGCGCGGTTGTATTCAGTTTCCTGAACCTTGCCATAATGCTGCTTGAAAGCCTCTAGGGCCTTCGTCACTTCCTTAAGTTGCTTGCTCTGGTGCTCAATCTTTTCAAAGAGTGGCTTACGTCGAACAAACTCTTTTGCGTCGATGAAATCCTCTTCGGAGCCATCGAACTCCTCCTTTGGACGCCAGCCCATCTCTAGGGCTTTTTGTTCAATGGGGCTTAGGGTTACTTCTTGTGTTTCAGGAGCCTCTGGGGCAGTTTCAATCTTTTGGGTGTCGTCTGACATTTTAATCCTTTAGAACAGCAACAACGTCTTCGTCATTGAGGATAAGCATATCACCGATATACTTACCCCCATATTTTGCAAAAGCAATCTTATCACCTACCTTACACCAAGCATCCCCGCCGAAATCTCGGAATGCTGTAGGACCCACAGCCTCTACGAAACCAGTGTCCATAGCTGCTTGTTCCTTTTTACGCTCACTCTCGACCAGAAAGATTCCAGCCTTCGCTGCGGCACGCAGCACTTCGTCTGATTCTTCTAGCTTAATGGGACGCACTAAAATGCGATGCCCGCATGGTGTAATTGTCATTGAGTCTCCTCATAACTAAAGTTAAATACATCCTGTAGTCCCAGGATATACCCTTGGTAGAATTGGACCTTATCTAGGTCTGCGTATACTAGTTTCTCAACCTTCTCGTTACGGCTTGCCTCGATTACTTCGAGGAAGGCTTGCGTGACGGGGTTTTGGCGCCAGTTGACGTACTCTTCTTTGGTGATAATTTCGCTTGCTCCTTAGCTTGGTGCATCTTCTGTTGATGCTGCTGCTCTGATTGAACCATCTTTTGCTGCCCGGACTGTGCCTCTTGAGCCATAAAGATTTTCTGCTTATGGGCCTCTGCGGCTGCTTGCACTTGTGCGGTTTGAGCAGTTTGGACCATCTTTTGCTGATGTTCCTGCTGCTTCATTTGCATTTGCATTACTCGGTCACGGGAGTCTAGCTCCATTTCCTGTTGCTTCTGCTGGATAGTCATAGCTGCCTTTTGCTGTTCTAGCTGACCCTTCATTTGCATTTCAAGCATCTTGGGATCAGGAGGAGGCGGCGGTAACTGGCCAGATTGGGCAACAGCAGGAGATAGTAGTTCCTGCCAGTTGGGTTGTTCTTGTGCGTCTAGAATACGCATGACAACCTTAACCGGATCAAGAACCTGTGAGGGAAGAAGTTCCATGAGGCCCTGAGCCTTCATGAGTTTCTCACTCTGAGACACTGCCGTTGGGTCTGCACCCGGGCAAACGTCATAGTCTTCATCATTAAAATCCTCTGGACCTACTGGCTGGTCAAGCACAGCCACATAAGTTTGAGGGTCTAGATAGACATTGTTTAGCTTGTAAATCTTCTTAAACTCTTCTGCAAGGGCTCGGAAGATTCGCTTATATACAGCAGTGAATACCTTCATTCCCTGCTCTACAGTGGCCATTGTTGTGGTAGCTGGAGTGTTCTGTCCTGGCATCTTGCCAGTGAAAATCTCCGCTACGGAAGCAAGTTCCTTTCCTGATGTAACCAGGCTGCCCATGAGTTCAAATAGTGTTTTTGATGGGTCTTTGGCAGGGAGCGGTACGATTTGCTTTTTAAGATCATCTCCAGTAGCGTTAACAGCTTTCCACTCTCCTGGCTGGAATCGCTGCTCTCCCATCTTAAGTTTGAGTCCCTTACCAATGAATCCACCTTGTAGATTCGATAGGGTACCTGCATCAATAAGCTGGTTGATGAGTGTGTTGACAGACTCATTTAGTGGGCCAAGTAAAACACCAAAGCCAATACCGTAGAAGCTACCGTCAGGGTTAGGTACAAAGCTGAATTTAGTGTAATACTGCGTTGGAGTGATTTTGAGGATAGTTTCACCGTCTTCATCAAGCTCAATATCCTTATCTGTGTACCGATTGACAATACGCACGATTTCACCACTATTGCGATGGAACGTCACCACATAGGGCTCAGCGTAGCCATCATCGTCATGGTCAAAGAACGTATGCTGTTCAATGAGGGTATAGGGAGTTGTTTCGTCAATCTTGCTTTGGTCAAGACCATTAGAGGGCTTGCCAATGTCAGTTTGTACGGTGGGTTGACCTAGCTCTTCAATCTTACGGAATAGGCCCTTATTCTCACGTTCCTTGTAGACACGGGGCGACATTTCGATAATCTCGCTAACCCGCTCTGCATCTTCTAGGCTTGTTGCCCAGTAGTTGACAACGAGGTTTTTGGGGCTTACTAGACAGGATTTAACCTTGTCGGTGGCAGGATCAAAATAGGTCTTCTTGAATACAGTGCCAATGATGGGAAGCATCATCAGCATCTTATCCATGTCTTCTTCCCAACTGCCCATCTGGTGCATCACCTGATAAGACATATAGGTTGCCACGCGTGTGGCTTTTTCCTTCTTCTCTCCAGTGGGGTCTTTGCCGATTACAACAGCGTTTACGACCTTTCCATTAGAAGGCACCAAGCTTGGATAAGCTCTGGCGGCGAACTGCATGGCTGCCGTTGACAGCAGAGGATATTTGACATTGGAGGCTTTAGGCCAGGGATAGGACTTAGCTTCACGATGTTGCATTGCAAGCTTTGTCCACTCATCAAGACCACGTTCCCACTCTTCTCGGCTTTTAAGGTCGGTTTCAAATCCTGCCTTCACTTGCTCGCGAAGCTTCTCTAGGATTTCTTCATCCCAAACGTCAGCGAGGTTCTTGGTGGTGGTGTCTTTATTGAATGTATCAGCCTGCTCAGTAGCCGGTAAATTCGTTTCGTCCGGCATCCCCATATTCGCTAGCTCTGAGTTCATCTAGATATTCTTCCTCAATTTGTTCTTCCTTAGTGGGAGCCTCAATCATAATGTC